ATGGGGTAACAACAACATTTACTACAAGCCTAAACTTATCTAATGGACATAGTAGTTCACCTTTTAGTTCCAACATTAACATTATTGTTGAACCGGACGTGAGAGCAAACATTGCCGGTACGGCAGTGACAGTTAACACCGGATCAGGTGACAACAGTTTATCATTATACGATGTTACAGACCTAGATGGCACAGACAGAGCAATAGCAAGATTTACTAATACTTCTCAAAATGCTGACAACTATGAGTATGATTTCTTTGGTGATTCAAGTTCAATTACTACTGTGGCTGAAGATGGATCTACAGCAGGAACAATTGGTGCAACACTTGACAAAGACTATGGTGGCACATCCGCTGGTAACATTAACTTTGGATTCAGAGCAAGTGGACAACCTGACACAATATTTCAAGATGACGAAGAAACTATTACATTTGTAATGAAAGCAACGCCAAGTGCGCCAGCAAACCTAAGTGCTAAAACTTTGACTTTGAACACAAGTGCTCAAGGTACTAATCCACACCTGTGTCACAACTTCGATGATGCCACTGGCTCTGCCTCAACTCTTTCTGCAGGCGATTCAATGGAGGAAAACAATGCTAGAAGATACACCTCTACAACACCAGTTGAAACAAACACAGTTACAAACTTTTTAGTAAACAATTCTAACGGCACAGGATCAACAGTAAATCAAACTGTTACAGCATCAATCAATGCCAGCGCCAGCGGTGCTAGAACCTTTACCACATCTGAAGGTGGTGCTAATAATGGTACATTTACTGACCTTGTAATCACAAATCACAGAGACTATGACGAAGTAGATGCCGCATATCCACAGAGATTGTATCTGGTTGCAACAGCAAAAGTATCAAACGCATTAACAGACTTTTCAGCAGGATTGAACGCAGTAAGGATAGAAAGCAGTGCAGGAGGTAACACAGGTTACGTGCATGTGCTCAGAGACCTACTAACCGGTACGCCAACTACTACAATTGGTACAGTGGCAGAAGGCACACAAGGATCATATAGATATGTGTCAGGAGTACCGTACTACAATACAGGTTCACCTACAGTAACAGTAACAGGCACAACAGTTGCTAACTTTACAGGACAAGCGTATCAAGATACAAATTCACCTCACCAAGTTCACAACGACACCAATCAAGAATCAACAACAGGTGATGTTATAACAGGTTCTGCATTCACTTATGCTCAAATAGATGGAGCAAGTTCAATGTTGAATAGTGGCATACCTATCAAGAACACAGGTGTTGGTTCACCATACACCTTAGGTGCCGTGACTGTGCCTATCACTAGTGACAGTGTGAAGTCAGTTAAAACTATCAGAGCAAGAAGTAAGAACGCCAATGGTGACGGTACTTACAACAGTTCTTCAACAAAAATTCAAGTGTATACCGCCTCATTGGCAACATTAGACAATGAAGCAGGAGGTATCACTGTATCAGATTCTCTCGGCGCCGGCTTTGATGACGACGCTGTAAGAATTGCAGGGTTTGGTTCCTTGTCCGGTGACACACCGTCATTGTTTGATTCATCCAATGCCAATTACTACACAGATTCAGCATGGTCAGGTGCAGTCACTGTGGCAGGAACCAACGAAGCAATATCCAGATTTGGAACAATAAAACATTTTACAACTGACCTAAGTTCAGGTTATCTACCAGCAGGTCCAGACCTAAACACAGGTAGATCAGGTGCTCAATATTATAACTTTGCATTTAGAAGAACTACAATGAGTAACTTCACTGTGAGGCTGTCAGGCAAAGTATCAGGCTTCTTCATAGCGGCACCAGGCACTGCAATAGACTCAGCATCAGGATTAAATGGTTGGTTGGATGCAGGCATCACATATGGTGGATCAGGAGTACCAGGATCAGACACAGGCAACGGTGGTAACGGATCAAATGGTTGTGCATTTACATCAGGTGATACAATTATAGACGGAACAACGTATTCAAATTCAACATTTACACTAACACTTGGAAGTGAAAATGCTACAAATTCAACAGGCAATAATGTATTGGTAAGAATAAAATTAGAATCAGGAGACAGTATTACAGCACTGAGCATAGAATAATGGCAATAACAGACGCAAAAAAAGTAGACTACCTTTGGAAAAAAATTGGTTATGGTGCAACCAAAACAGATACCAATGCGGCCAAGAAAGCACCCAACGAAGCCATAGCATCTCCGCTTTTGTTAAGAGGTGACAAGACCTGGAACCAAGCATCAAGCATTCCTACAACACTACCAGGCAGTAGTGCAGGAGTGGTCACAGTGTATCCAACATCTAATCCTGTCGAAACAACAAATGACGGTACAGCCTCAGCAAATAGAACTTGGAAAACAGGTCACACAGATTGGATTCCACCTGAATTTGGTTCAACATATCAAGTAAAAGTTTATATTCATACAGCATCAAATGCCGGCAGTGCCGCGGCAAGTGGTGACCAAGTGTTTGCAACAGGATCAGCCAACGACGACGAATGGTTCTTTGATTATCAATCTGGCGTCTTACATTTTATTGGAACTAATTTGCCTAATGGTATATCATTTACAGGTAAAAGTGTCTACATCTCAGGCGGAAAATATTCAGGCACAATAGGTCTACAAAACAATACACCAAATGTTGGAGACTTTACTTTTGACGGCAACAGCATAGCAACAAGTTCGTCGAATGCCGACTTTGAACTTGGCACTGCTGGTACAGGTGAATTTTTATTTCAATCCACAACCAGTTTAGTTTTACCTAAAGGTACAACAGCACAGCGACCATCTGCCCAGGCAGGTATGATAAGATTCAATACGCAGACAGGCAAGTATGAAGTATCAGAAGATGGCACAACTTTTACTGCACTAAGAACAGAACACACTGCTCAAGAAATAAGAAAAGATATCTTTACAGGAGATGGTTCAACAACTGCTTTCACAATGACTGTTACACCATCAGATCCTAAAAATGTTATTGTGTACATTGACGGTGTTATGCAGGAACCAACCACAAACTATACAATGAGTGGTACAACAATTACAACTGTTGGAGAAGCCGCACACTCAGGTGCTAGAATAGTTGTGATGCACGGTTTTGCTGACTAATCTATTGTGACACCTGTTGGTGTATAAACCACAGACCATTTTCTTAATTCGCCTGTAAGATAATTTACAGTGTGAATTTCTGGCACAATTTCCCATTCAAATTCAGGTTGTCTTATAATAAAATCATAGACATCTTGTCCTGACTCTAACCACATTTTTACACCCAGCATTGAGTAATTGGTGTCTATTCTGAAATTTTTTCTGAGAATTAATTTGCAGACATTTTGTAATTTGGTTCGAAAATTATTCATTTTATCCACAAGATCTCCACGTTCGTGTAGTATTTCTACACTTCTGTTTCTGCAGATTGCAGGCCACCTCACAGTCATGTAATATTTGAAATGTGTTTTATTTTCCATGTTTGTCTACCAGTTCTTGAAACTGAATATAATCCATTACACTCATGTTATCATAAGTGTCAAACAAAAATATCTTTGATGGATTGGGTTTTCTCACGTAAATTATATTGGAATGCGGATAACATATGCCCACGCTGATCAGCCTTGACCTTTCTGTAAGGTTTTGTATGTCATAGCCAAACAAATATATGTTGTCTACCTCCATCCAACAGGCTAACATTAGAGATAACAACTGTTCAGAACAGGTCTCTTCGTCTATATCCAGCGATTTCATGGCAGGAAAGTTGGGCAAACAGTCCACTTGTTCAAAAAAAATGTATTTTTTGTAGAGATCTTCTGGCACTAATATGCGTGTATTTTTGTAAATTTTGCTGTTTAACATGTCTTGTAGGTGTGTTTCTGTGTTGGCAGTGGCATAGGCAAAATTCTTGTCTTTGTACACATTACCTGCCCCTATCACAGTGCCAATACGGTTAGATTCGTCAAAATCCCACTTGATTGGCACAGAACCTGCTACTGATATGTTGGATTTCATACCATTATTTAAGATGTCTAAAATGGGTATTTGAATAAATACCTATAGTTTTTACCAAGACAACGTATCGGAGATAAAATTTTATGGCAATAGGACGTATATCGGGACAGATGTTAAAGGCCAACCTGGAAAGGTCGGGAACAGATTTAGCATTTGAAACAACACTTTTAGTATTAGACGTAACAAATTCAAGAGTAGGTATAGGAACAGCCTCACCAGGAACAACTTTACACGTATCAGCAACAGACGCCTTGAGACTACCATCAGGCACAACAGGACAAAGACCAGGCTCTCCAGCCAATGGAGACATTAGATATAACACTACAACTTCACAGTTGGAAGGTTATGTTAACGGTGCATATGCTAACTTGGCATCAGGTACAGCAATTCAAGATGCTGACGGAGACACATCTGTTGACGTAGAACCAAGTGCAGATTTAGACGAAGTTCATATTACAGTTGCAGGAACTAAAAGAGCCAAATTTGGTGCTTCAACTATTGAGTTAGGCGTAACAGGAATTTCAACCACAGCGTCAACAATTTCAAGCACAACCACAAACGGTGACATCACTTTCACTCCGAATGGTACAGGTAAGGTCATCGTAACAAATGGTATAACTTTACAGACAAACACCGCAGACATCAATGGTGGTGCAATTGACGGTGTTGCTATTGGATCAAACGCCGCCGCAACAGCATTAACAGTCAATGGTGGTACAGTTGCAATCACTGACACAGGTGGCGACGGTACAATGGATGGTGTAGTAATTGGTGGTACAACTGCCGCGGCAGGATCATTTACCACACTAAACGCATCAGGTAATGCAACCATTACAGGAAACTTAACAGTAAACGGAACAACAACCACTATTGATTCCGTAACATTAACTATTGAAGATCCGTTATTAGAATTAGCAAAAAACAATTCCGGTGGTTCAGCAAATACATTTGACCAAGGTCTGTTTATGAACAGAGGTTCTGATGCTAACGTATCATTCTTCTGGGATGAATCAGAAGACGAATTTGCTTTTGCAGTTACATCAGGCGAAGATGGAACCACAGCAGGTAACATAACAATAGACAATTACGCAGATATTCAAGCCAAAGATGCAACTTTCAACAAAATGGCAACTCAAGGCATCACAATTGAAGACAACGAAATTGCTGGATCAAGATCAAATGACGACATCACTATCACTCCAGCAGGTACTGGTAGCGTTTTAATTTCAAAAATTGATGCTAACTCAGGCACCATAGACAACACAGTAATTGGTGGCACAACAGCGGCGGCTGGTACATTTACAACTACCACTGCTGTAAACACACAGACGACAAATATCAAAGCCAACGATGGCACAGCGGCAATAGTGCTTACAGATTCAACAGGTGCTGTGGCAATATCAACAGCAGTTGACATCAATGGTGGTAACTTTACTTTCAATGAAGGCTCTGCTTCAGTAGACGCTAGATTTGAATCCAATGGTGACACACACGCTTTATTCATAGACGGTTCAGAAGACCATGTTGGTATAATGACCAGTTCACCAGCATATGACTTGGACGTTTCAGGATCAACTGATGCAATTAGAGTACCGGTAGGTAACACTGCTCAAAGACCTTCAGCGGCAACAGGTATTATAAGATTCAACTCACAGACAGGAAAATATGAAGGTTGTCAAGACGGATCAACTTTTGTTGAACTTGCGACAGCAGGCGACACACCAACATTTTCAAAAGTTTCAACCACAGGCGACGGTTCAACAACAACTTTTTCAGGTTTCTTTGGATCAGCACCAGCAAGTGCAAACAACGTGTTTGTCTACATTGACAACGTGTATCAAGAACCAACTGAAAACTACACAGTATCAAGCACCAACATTACATTTACTTCTGCTCCACACTCAGGCGCTAGAATATTTGCAATCACAGGTGCAGACGGCACAGCACTAGCATCAGGCGGAGTTTCTACATCAGAAACAAGTGCAACAAACTTTACATCCACAGCCACTACAATCATGAGTTTCAATGCTACAAGTTACAGATCAGCAGAGGCATTTATCACAACAACTGACTCAGCCAACACAGAATACGAAGTGGCCAAAGCACTTATTGTACACGATGGTTCAACTGCATATGTCACTGTGTATGGTCAAACATCATCAACAGATGCTAATCTTTCAACTTACAGTGTGACAATAGATAGTGGTTCAGTGCTGTTGCAGGCAGTGTCCTCAGGTGGTCAACAATCAGCCAAAGTACAATACAGATTATCAGGCGTATAATACTAGTTCAACTTAATTCTTAAGCACCTTACGGTAAATAGTGCTGTAAGAGACTTTCTTTTACATTTTTATTAACTGTTATGCGGGAGACATGGAACCATGACAACAAGAAACTTTAGAGTTAATAATGGATTGGCTGTTGGTAATATAGTAATATCAGCATCAGCGAACACCATTACAGGCGGAGCAACAGCGGCACCTTCAAGTGACGGTGACTTTGCCAACAAGAAGTATGTAGACGATTCGATAGGAGCAATATCATCAACTGCTATCTCATCAGGAACTACAAATATGACAGCGGCGGCAACGTCACTTACAGGAGTGATAGGTGGAAACACTGAACTTACAATCACAGACGACGGTGTCAGAGTACACGGAAACTTACGAGTAGACGGTACAGAAACAATAATCAACACCACAACAATATCAGTTGAAGACAACATGATCGAGTTAAACAGAAACGTATCTTCAAACTCAGGAACACCATCTGTATCAGGTATAAGAGTAAACAGAGGTGAAGGATCAACTGCAACTGAAATGGGTATTATGTGGGCCTGGGACGAAACATTTGCAGATGACGGAACATCAATTCACGGAAATGCAGGTGGAGCCTGGACGGCATATAGAGCACCAAGAGGTGATGAATCTGGTATAGGTGCTGGTTCACCATTGGTGGACATTAGAGCAAACGTAGTACACGCCTTATCAACTTCGGCTCAGTACGCGGACGTGGCGGAGCGATTTGCCGCAGATGCTCCTATGGCGGAAGGCGCAGTGGTTATGCTAGGTGGAACACAAGAAATTACAGAAACTGATTCAGATATGTCTGACACAGTGTTTGGTGTAGTTTCTACTCAACCAGCATATGCTATGAATGCCTTGGCAGGAAACAGCGAATCACATCCTTATGTGGCAATGACAGGTAGAACTCCAGTAAGAGTTACAGGTACAGTTGCAAAAGGACAAAGATTGGTAACTTCCAACATTAAAGGTACTGCTAGAGCAGTATCCAACACAGACTCAATTAACCCTTTCCACGTAATTGGTAGAGCATTAGAAGACAAAACTGATGACGGAATCGGAATGGTAAATTGTGTGGTGAGAACAAACAACTAATAAGTAACTACACTTCCTAAGTAGTATAAAGGGCGGCACGTGTTGTCGCCCTTTTTTTATGAGCCGATAAATACTGATACTGCTGTCAGCCGGCAATGATAAAGAGGCTGTGTGAGTGTATTGCTCACTAACAGAATTATAAAAGAGGAGACCACTGACTATGGCAATAGGCCGTATTACAGGTTCAGTGTTAAAGTCTAACCTTACACGTAATGGTGTAGACTTGGCATTTGAAACAAATTTATTATACCTAGACGTCACCAACTCAAGAGTAGGTATTGGTACCTCTGAACCATCCACAGCACTAGAAGTTAACGGAACAATCACAGCATCAGCAATATCAGGACTGACAACACTCAGCGTTGATGGTGTCACAATCACAGACAACACTATAAGCACTAATGCTTCAAACGCCAATCTAGAATTATCTGGAAACGGAAGTGGAACAGTTTCTATAAACGGAATAAAATTTCCCACAGCAGATGGCAGTGCAGACAGAGTTTTAAAAACAGACGGTTCAGGACAGTTGTCCTTTACAGAAATAAGCACTAACTCCATATCACAAGCAAATTCAAATGTCACAGTAACAGACACAGGCACAGGTGCTATTACTGTTGCCGCAGATGGTGGCACAATAATAACAATGAACGCCACAACGGCCCTAGATGCATCTGGTGTAACCAACGCAATTAGATTACCTGGTGGAACAACAGGACAAAGGCCCAGCGGAGCAGTTGGTGAAATTAGATACAACAGCACAACTGATACCATCGAAGGTTACACATCTGCCGCCGGTTGGGCACAGTTAGGTGCAACCACAACCACAGCAGAAAACACAGACGACACCACAACAGGTTCAAAAACTGCAATCAGTACAACTGAAGCAGTAGTAAATCAATTTACAACAGGTAGTTTTGACAGTGCTTTTTACTTGACAATAACCAGAGACGAAATTAATAATCAAGTTGCTACACAAAAACACAGTTTAGTTCACAATGACACCAGTGCTTTTGTGGCAACATACAACATGGTTAGAAGTGACACGTCCACTGAATTTGTTTCTATTGACGCAGACATAACTGGTGGAAATGCTAGACTAAAAGCAACAGGAGATTCTGTTGTAAACTCAATCAGTTTTTACAGAATTGGTTTAGGTGATAACACATCAGCAGGCACAACAGGAAACGTTACGACTGTGATAAACACAGATGTTGACTCTGCCGCAGAACAAATTGACAGTTGGGCCAAAGGCAGTTACCGAGGAGCAAAATATTATATCTCTGTAAACAATGCCAGCAAAACAGAATTAATGAACATTGAGGCCATAGTTGTTCATGACGGCACAACTGCTTACATCACTCCTTATGGTAATGTCAACACAGGCAACAACGACCTAATTACTTTGACTGCTGAAATAGACGGAAGCAACTGTGTGGTCAAAGCCGCAGGAAATGAATCAAACTTAAGAGTAACTGTTTACAGAATACTTTTAAGTGATAGCGAATCAGCATCTTCAGGTGACAATGTTAACATCATTGGCGGAACAAACGTAAGTTCAACAGCAACCACAGTTGATACATTTAACAATTCAACTTACACAGGTGCCTATTATGTGTTTACTGGTTTCCGTTCAGCAGGTGGTGAAGCCAGCATACAAGAAGTGATGGTTGTGTCAAATGATGATGCCTATATTGCCCATGGTCCAATGGTGTCAACAGCAGGCACAGATCAATTAAGTTTCACAGCAACACAAACAGGTAGCACAGTTACAGTTAAAGCGGCATCAACATCGGGTGCTAGTACAACTGTAAATGGATACAGGGTACATATGTTAAGAGGAGAAGGAGGTGCAGGTACAGATATCACAGTATTAACCACAACAGCACAAACTATCAGCGGTTCTAAAACTTTCACTGATTCAACTGAACTAAAATTTGGTACTGATGCTGATGCGAACATTAAGCACACAGGCACCAATCTAAACATTCAAGAAACCACAGGTGACATCAACATTAGAACTTATGCAGATGATAGTGATGTTGTAATTTCCTCAGATGACGGCAGTGGCGGATTAGCCGATTACATTGTGGCCGATGGTTCTAGTGGTGCAGTAAAATTAAAACATTATGGTACAACTGTTTTTGAGACAACAAGCACAGGTGCAAGTATTACAAATACTTCAACAAGTGATGCATTATTGCTTACAACTACAGAAGATTCAAGTACAGCAGGACCGGTTATATCATTGAAAAGAAACAGTTCAAGTGTTGCAAACGCAGACTACCTGGGACAGATAAAATTCCAAGGCGAGAACGATGCCGATCAAGAAGTCAACTATGCAAAAATTTCAGGTAAGATACTGGATAAATCAGATGGCAGTGAGGATGGTATTATAGAATTTGCATTCTTAAAAAATGGATCAAACAACATTTCAGGTAGATTTAGATCCGACAGTTTACAGTTATTGAACGATACCAGCCTAAGGGTAACAGGTCATATTGAAATGAAAGTGTTGTCAGGCGATCCATCTGGCGGAACTGATCTTGCACAGATATATGCCAAAGACGAGTCATCAAGTGCTGAAGTTTTTGTTCAGGACGAAGCAGGTAACGTAACTAAAATATCTCCTCACAACGAAAAAGGTGAGTGGGAATACTTCTCTAGAAACACTAAAACAGGCAAAACTGTAAGGGTTAACATGGAAGAAATGATAAAAGATATTGAAAAACTTACAGGTAAAAAATATATCAAAGAAGATTAGTTTTTAATCGAGTACCAAACTGCTTTTCCTGTTACACTAAAATTACCGCCAAAGGCCTCTTCAACAGACTGCTTAACAGTGCCCCAATTGAAGTCATCACCAATAGAATATCCGCCTGTTTTAATTTTGGGTAAAAATGCTTTGATTTCATTTAAAACAAAAGGATAAGAATGATCTGAGTCATGAAATACAAAATCTAATGATTTGTCTGGAATCTGATCTAAAAAATCCATACTTTTGCCTTTAAAAATTGTTATACGATCTTTCCATTGTTCTGCATTTTCTCTGAAATGCTGTTCATTTTTTGCATGATTCCATTTTTCATTTTCTTTTAAATCGTGTAATGTTAACTTGTCATCTTTCCATTTTGGCTTTTTATTAAATTGCCAATCATATTCAGGATCATCATTATGCTCGGTCCAAGAATCAATACAATACATTTTTAAATCTGTGTTTTTCATTAGAAAAAAAGTTGTTACACCTAACCATACTCCTAGTTCAGCACCGGTAGTCCAGTTGTGTTTTTTTGCAAAATTGGCAATGACTCTATATCTATCCATTAAACTATTAAATCTAAAATTGTTTGTAATTTGCCTTTTATGGATTTATTGTTCAAAGTATTTCTTAATCCAGCATGTAGATTTTTTGGCCAGCATTCAAAAGCACACCAACAATATCCAGAATGTTCAACATTAAGTTTAGGTAAAAATTCTGATTCAACAGCAATGACATATGTGTTAAAATAAAATTTTTGATCGTTTGAAGTAAAAAGTTCTAACGGGATTACTTTTTTAAATGCAGGTGTCTGTCCAACTTCTTCTAAAACTTCTCTTTTAAGACCTTCAAATGCAGTCTCAGTATATTTTGCTTGTCCACCAACAAGTCCCCAACTGCCTTTGGTTTTAGGGTCATTTCTTTGTAAAAATAAAAATCTTTTTGTACTGGTGGCATAAAAGAGTGCCCCTGAGCAAACTATGTTTTTTTCCATTAATATTAATTATTTGAGAAATTTGCGTCAGCGTCAGAACCTGACTGTCCTGTGTCTAAAGATGCGTTGTACTGTGACGAACCACCTGGTAAAACCATTGTCCATCTGCCTGCTAGGTATATTCCTTCATAACTTTTTACCCAACTTGTGCCATTGAATCTGTATTGTATTCCTGTGTTGCTGTTTGTAACAAACTCTTGTGTTGAATCAGGATTACTTGCATCAAACACAACACCCCATTTTCCTGTAGAAGAATTATATTGAATTATATCATTAACACTTGCTCTTAAATTACCCCATGCACTAGCATCAAATGTGTTTGTTGAATCACCAATATCACCAGTAACAAGATATCTTTGACCATTGGTTGGTGTACCTGGATTGAAAGTTAATGGATTAATTATTTTTTCTACTGACGTAAGTGTATTTGCAGGTATTGTATCAGTGTCTATATTGAACAATAAGATAGTTTCATCTAACGGAGTTGTGCTAATTGTGCCAACAATTTCTTGTCCATCATCTTGTGTAAGTTTTATTTGACTTGTGCCATTTGTAATCTTTCCGTATTGATTTAGCAACACATTCCAGTTTACTGGTGGACCAAATGGCACAAGCGGATCAAAATTGCTTGGTTCTTTGGCACCAGTGTAAAATCCATCACCGCCACTTTTAGTGTTTGTGCCAGTAGATCCAATTAACCTTAACTGATTTCCTGTTAACAATAAATTGAAGTTGTTTGGCGTTATATAACTTCTTGAAATTAAATCGCCATCTATTAATCCTTTTGTGATACCACCGTCATCGTCATATATGCTCATTATAATTTTTTGAACAACACCTAATTTTGATATTTTTACAGGTGGTGACAACCAAATTGGCATTGAAAATTTTAAACTTGCTACATCAATATCTGAATCTGCACCTACAGGTATTGTTCTTGAACTAAATGTTATATCTGTAAGTTCAATATAACTTAAACTTGTCCAATCGATGTAATTGTCTGACTTTTGTATTTCAAAATCAGGATTAAAAAGATATAAAATTTGTTCTAAAATTTGTAATTTTTGATCAGTATTTGTTGTGTAGATATCACAAGCCACGTTCAATCTAAAAGGAGATGGCATAACTTTTTCAACAGTGTATCCAGCACCTAATTTATCTGTGTATTCGCCTGTGGTTTCGTCAAATGATCTTTCTTTTAAATGTTGTTTTTCAATATGATAAGGATTCTGCATTCTATCTCTATCATAATCTAGAGAAGTTACATATGCACTCATCCTTGGAGCGTATTGCAAAGCATTTTCAGAGTTATTTCTAATAATATTTGCAACCTGTCTTGTAAGATCTCCGTACATGACTGGCACTGCTCTTAATTTTATTGCACCATCTGAACCTTTGCCTGTTTCAACGTTAAAATTGCTTAACACTCTAATAAATTGTGTTAAAAATTTTCTAATTTGTCCTTCGTAAAAATGTAACATTAATTGTCAGCCTTTGGTTTCAATGCATCAGTCAATGCTTGTCTTTGTTCAACTGTCAAACCATTTATAGTAGTTGTACCTGACTGATTGATAAATTTTGTTTTGTAATTAGCACGGTCGTCTGTGTTGGTTTTAGTAATTCTAACATTATCTTCAATTTTTACCCACCTTAACCCATCGTATCTAAACAATCTGTTTGGCAAGAAATCAGTTCTAAGGAAATAATCACCTTTGTCAACACCAGATGCTGGAAAACTTGTTCCAAAACCGGCAGGATAGCCGTTTGGTGCAACACCGTCACCATCCAAGTAAAAACCGTAGTGTGAACTTGCCGGTGTATCAAGTACAGCGTTTACAGGTGTGTCACTGCTGGCTCTTTCTTCTTCGGTATTAACGTTGTCTGTTCTAATGTTTCCTCTTTCGTCAATTGGAGCCACATAGTATTGTTTGTAATTGAAGCCTGCTTTAGGCGAATCTGCTTCTGCTTGTGCAACAATTTGATCATTAATTTCTTTTTCTTTGTTAAATGTACTCATGTAACTTGCCAAAGAACCTGTTGTTTCAGCATCACCAATAATATCTCTAAATTCTTGAGAATCAACAAGTGTTTTTAGTTTTATTCTTAGCAAATGAGGCCACCATGTTTGTGAAAATCCTTCGGCGGCTCTGTTAACATCTTCAACTACATAATATCTTTTTAATGCAATTGGAATTGAAGCGTCTAAACTAAAATCATCTTTCATGTGTGGAAATTCTATAACATCTCCTGACATAATTTTTCTGCCAATTCTCTCAACAGTGTCGTTCAAATGCACAGTCAAAAATAGTGTGTCATTTTGTAAAAACATTCCAAACTGACTTAGATTGAAATCTGCATCTTGCACATTATAGATACCTCTAATTGTGTAGATGTCGTCATCATACTTTCTATTTCTGTTTTCAAGAAATAGTAAATCTTCAATGGTTCTTTCATTGATTTCGCTGGAAGCGTAGTTTGGCGTAGTTGGACCTGCTGGGCCATCCTTGGTGGTATCACCTTGTTTGTATGGACCAATGTACTTGTGTAGGTTTAAGTCAGTTCCACCCACCACAAACATCTCTTTAATGTTTCGGTCAAAAAACTTGTAATCATTGCCTTTTTCAGGCTTAAAAATTGATAGTCGTGGCATTGCGTACATATTTATTGTTAGGCCAAAGTCTATAAATATGAGTATGTCAGAACTACAAACCATGCAACAAGAAGTGTTTGATTATGTGAAAAATAACCTCGGTGAGGGCATGATTGAGGTTGAATTAGACCCAAAACACTACGAAACTGCACTACAAAGAGCAATCAACAGATACCGACAGCGTTCCTCAAATGCTGTGGAAGAATCTTATGCGTTTCTAACTTTAAAGGAAAATCAAAACAAGTACATTTTACCTGATGAAGTTATAAATGTGAGAAAACTTTTTAGAAGAACAGTAGGATCAAGAACAGAAGGTGGTGAAGGTGGAACACTATTTGAACCATTCAATTTAGCATACACAAACACATACCTTTTGAGAGCAGGTGCAACAGGTGGCCTTGCCACTTACTATGCTTTTGCAAGTTATCAAGAATTAGTAGGAAAATTGTTTGGAAGTTTTATACAGTTTCACTATGACAATGCTACTAAACAGTTGACTATCACACAAAGACCAAGAGCAGATAACGAAACAATTTTAATGCATACTGACAATTTTAGACCTGACATAACATTGTTGAAAGATATCTATAGCAAACCATGGATCAGAGATTATACACTTGCAGTTTGTAAAACCATGCTGGGTGAAGCCAGAGGTAAATTCAATACCATTGCAGGACCGCAAGGTGGAACGACTCTTAATGGTGCAGAATTAAAACAATCAGGCCTTGCTGAAATGGAAAGATTAGACCAAGAAATTGGAAATTTTGCAGAAGGTGGCACACCACATAGTTTTGTTATAGGATAATTCATTCTAAAACTATATTAAATAAAAATACTAAACAGGCAAATGAAAGGCTCTAATTATGGCACAAAAAAAATATTTTACATCCTTGTCCAAATTATCTTATAGACAACTTAAACAATTAACAATAGGACTTGAAATACTGCTTAAAGCAGGACCCAATTGGCGTATCACTTTCCATATGTTAAATGCTGTAAGAGAAATAAAGAAAGAACTTGAAAAAAGAATAAAGAACTGTTAAAATACTAAACTTATGTTGATTGGTTTGGTCGGATTAATTGGTTCTGGTAAAGATACAGTTGCAAACAGACTAGTATCTCATCACGGCTTTGTAAGAGATAGTTTTGCAAAAAGTCTCAAAGACGCAACTGCAAGTATTTTTGGCTGGGATAGAGAAATGCTAGAAGGAAACACACAATCTAGCAGGCATTGGAGAGAACAACCTGATAAATTTTGGAGTGAACGTTTTGGCAAACCTGTAACTCCGCGTTGGGTTTTGCAATATTTTGGCACTGAAGTGTGTAGAGGCAACATGCTTGACAGTATTTGGGTAGACTCATGCATGGCAAGATACAAAGGCACAAGTACAGTGATTTCAGACACAAGATTTGTTAATGAAATACAACAGATCAGATCCAAAGGTGGCAAAATTGTGTTGGTGAAAAGGACTGAAATACCCAACAAACAAACCATGATAGACAAAGGTGCACATCAAAGTGAATGGGATTGGATTGGCACTGACTATGATTATATTTTAGAGAACACACATACCATAGAATCGTTAAACAAGCAGATTTATGATATGACTACCCATCTACTTCCAGATCCCCAAGTTGCCATCCCAAATCCTGAGTACTCTTAAGCCTTTGACAATTGGCACAAATAGTTTTTAAATTGTAGGCAGACACATTGTTCCTGTTACCGTCAACATGGTACACATCCATTTGCACAGTGGCACTACTTTTGAATGCACACAATTCACATCTTGTTTTTTTAACGTAACCTGACTGTTGCCATTTAGGAGCATACCCAGTTTTTTTCTTGTTTTTTTTACGTATGCAAGTGTCACACTGACTTCTATAATATACTTTTCTACCCTTTCTATAAGCATAGGCTCTGGGTCTATCTTGACAGGTTTTGCACAAAGGTCTTTTCATATGATGTATTTACGTGCCCTATATAGGTACCAAAATTTGGCATTGTTTTATGGCATTTTACCGTAAAGCCTATAAATAGCATTAGCGACCTTATAAGGAGAGAAAAACATGGCAACATTAACAAGTCCAGGAGTAAACGTTTCAGTAGTAAATGAAAGTTTTTACGTACCATCTGATGCAGGTACAACTCCACTTATCATAATTGCGTCAGGACAAGATAAAAGCAACGGAGCAGGAGACGGCACTGCGTCTGGTACACAGACAGCAAACGCTAATCAGGCTTTTTTAATATCATCACAAAGAGAATTAACAGAAACATTTGGTGATCCAAAATTTTACACAGACTCGGCTGGCGGAGCATTAAATGGTTACGAATTAAACGAATATGGTTTACAAGCGGCTTACTCTTTCTTAGGTATCGCAAACAAGGCATTTGTTTTAAGAGCCAATGTAAACATGAGCGAATTAGTTGGAAGCACATCAGCGCCTTCATCTAATCCAACCGACGGCACATACTGGTTAGACTTGGCTAGTTCTGCTTACGGAATTTTTGAATGGTCTAAGACCAATCAAGCCTTTACAGCAAAGACACCAACTTTAATTACAAAAGTAAGTGACCTAGTAGGAGGAGTTTCTACAGGAGCACCAAAAACTAACTTTGGTTCAAAAGGTGATTATGCAATTAACACCACTGCTGTAACAAATCCAATTTTTTACAAAAACGACACAAACAACTGGGTGCAAGTAGGTTCAACTGGTTGGCACACTAGTTGGCCAACAATTGAAGGTACTGAAACATCAGGAACACTAGTTAATGGACACGAAATTGTTATTAACGGTCAAACTGTAACTTTATCAGGGACAACTTTTGCACAATTGGCAACGTCAATTAACTCAGCAAGTGTACCAGGTGTAACAGCGGCAGTTGACGCAACAACTGGCAAATTAGAAATATATCACAATGGTACAAACTACGGAGATTCAGTAGGTGGTGCCAACACAATTGATATTGAAAACGTAGGTTCAGGTACAATTTTAACAGTGACTGGTATAACAGCCGGCACTTACAACGGTGTATCATTTGAACAGAAAAAACATTCAAACAGACCAACATGGAAAACAGCAGAAGACAACAGACCTAACGGTTCTGTATGGTTTAAAACAACATCTCCAAACAGTGGAGCAGACATGATTGTTAAATTATACAGTGCAAGTTCAAACAGTTTCTCAACTGTTGCGGCTCCATTGTATGCAAACAACCACACAGCAATCTTTAACTTAGATCCAACTAATGGTGGTACAAGCATATCAGCAGGCACACTTTACACACAATTTAATGTGACAGAACAGACTGCTGTAAATGACACAGACACAACTTTACCAGTTGCTGACTTCCAAGTATTCAGATACGAAGGCGGCGCAACTATAATTCAGTCTAACAACACAAATCCAGGTTTTGTAAAAGGTGAAACTTTTGTAATTGCTGAATCATTAAAAGGACAATCAGCGTTATCAAGCAAAACTGTAACAATGACTGGTCCAGGTGACTCAACTTTATCTGACTCAGAAGACTTTGTTGCTTCTATATCAGACGCAGGATTTACTAATATTGAAGCAAGAGTTGTTGATTCAGGCCAGTTAAAAGGTGCAATTGAAATCAAGCATAAACTGGGTGGTGAATTTAGAATGTACGACGTGACAGGAACTCCGTTAGCAGACGCAGGCTTTAGTGCCGCAACTGCTCATTCTTATGGAACTTACACAGCAAACAGCACTACATTAATTGATAACTTATATGATGTACCAGCAGGTGCTACAGAAGACTCAACGTCTTTACCTGCAACTATTGTTGCATCAAACTTTAAACGTTTATCTTATGTTGCATCAGAATCTGCACCAACTGAAGAGCCAGTAAATGGTACTTTATGGTACAACACAAACTTAGATGCTGACATTTTGGAGCATGACGGTACAAGTTTCAGAGGTTACTTAAATGTGAACTCAGACACAGATCCAAATGGTCCACAATTTAGTGCAACTGAACCAACTACACAGTCAGATGGCACTCCGTTGGCAAACAATGACTTATGGATTGACACTTCAGACTTAGAAAACTATCCAAAAATTTATAGATATAATACATCTGCAACGATTAGTTCTACAAACACCTCAAATGGTGTCACTGTAACAACTACAGGAGCGGCTTTCGAACTTGTTGACACAAGCGATCAAACAACAGAGGACGGAATAGTGTTTGCAGATGCAAGATGGCATACTTCAGTTGATAAGGATGCCAACACAAATACAGGTGCTGGTACTGCCTCAACAATTAAAGATCTATTAAGTGACAACTTCTTAGATCCAGATGCACCAGATCCAGCGTTATATCCAAAAGGTATCTTATTGTTCAACACAAGAAGATCAGGATACAACGTAAAAGAGTACAGAAACTCTTACATAACAACTTCAACTTACCCAAGTTCAGGAGCAACTGGCTTAGGTAACATTAGATTCAACAACGAAACTGTTGCTGGATACTACCCAGACAGATGGGTAACCAAGTCTACAAACGCAGATAACGGAGCAGGTACATTTGGTAGAAAAGCACAAAGACAAGTTGTTGTAAATCAATTGAAATCAGAGATTGATACCAACCAAGCAATCAGAGAAGATCAAAGAGGATTTAACGTGATTGCATGTCCTGGATATCCAGAAGTGATTTCAAACATGCTCAATTTAAACACCGACAGAAACAACACAGCATTTGTTGTAGGTGACACACCATTTAGACTAGGTGGCACTGCAACAGAAGTTACTAACTGGGCAAACAACTCAGCAAACGCATCTGGTGATGGTGAAGACGGTTTAGTATCAGCAGGTGAGAATCTTGGAGTGTTTTACCCATCAGGTAAGACCACAGACAATGGTGGCAATGACATTATTGTTCCTTCAAGTCACATGATACTAAGAACCTTGGCAAACAATGACAACATTGGATTCCCATGGTTTGCACCGGCTGGAACTAGAAGAGGTATTGTAGACAACGCAAGTTCAGTTGGATACATTGATTCTGCAACAGGTGAATTTGAAACAATATCATTAACAGAAGCAACTAGAGATGCATTACACACTGCAAAAGTTAATCCAATAACTTTCTTCTCAGGAGCAGGTATAGTAAACTTTGGAAACTTAACAAAAGTTTCTGGATCATCTGCACTAGACAGAATAAATGTATCAAGATTAGTTGTGTTCTTAAGACAGCAATTGAATCAAATAGCAAAACCGTTTATATTTGAACCAAATGATGAATTAACTAGAAATGAAATCAAACAAGCAGTTGAATCATTCTTGTTAGAACTTGTTGGTCAAAGAGCGTTATTTGACTTCTTAGTAGTATGTGATGACACAAACAACACACCTACTAGAATAGACAGAAACGAACTGTATGTAGATGTTGCAATTGAGCCAGTGAAATCAGTTGAATTCATTTACATTCCGTTAAGAATTAAAAACACAGGAGAAATTGCAAATTTAGGGAACTAATTTTGGAATAAATAGGAGAAACAATGGCAATATCAACTTTATCAAAATTTACAGTACCTTTAGCAAATGACCAAAGTTCAGCATCACAAGGTTTGTTGATGCCAAAATTACAATATCGTTTTAGAGCGATATTAGAAAATTTTGGAGTGTCAACACCAAGATCAGAACTTACTAAACAAGTAATCGATGTTTCAAGACCAAATTTAACTTTTGATCAAGTGACACTAGATGTGTACAACTCAAAAGTTTACATGGCTGGTAAACACACTTGGGATCCAATCACAATTAATTTAAGAGATGATGTAAACAACTCAGTAACTAAATTGGTTGGCGAACAAGTACAGAAACAATTTGATTTCTTTGAACAAGCGTCAGCACCTTCTGGTATAGATTACAAATTTACAACTAGAATCGAAATGCTTGATGGCGGTAACGGTGCTTCAACTCCGGGTGTACTAGAAACATTTGAGTTATATGGAGCATACATTGAGTCAGTAAACTACAACACACTGGCTTACAACACTTCAGAACCTGCCACAATCACTTTAACAGTTAGATACGACAATGCTATCCAAACTCCACAAGGCACAGGAATTGGTACAGCAGTAGCAAGAACTGTTGGTACATTAGCAACAGGCGGCGGTATCTAATCGTTTGCATTTATAAATTAAAAAGAGCGCCTTTAACGGCGCTTTTTTTATGGCCATAAATATCACATATGCCAAGTATTAACAATTTTTTACAATCTTTTTCAAATGGTCTACCAGGCATGAAAGATTACAGACATGCGGCCAGACTATATCTAG